TAAAATTTTAATTTAGGAGATCATTATGAAATCAGTAGGAGAGTTGTTAGAAGAGGATAAATACCTCGTCGAACATATTGGTATGGTTGGGATAGCAAATGATAACTGTCGATGTTTTGACTGTATGCAGATGCCTATGTCCGGTTCTACCGAGACACGAAAATATCTAGACAAGATAATGCTAGAGAGACAAGCAATGATAAGGATAATCAATGAGACTAAAGCACGTAAGTTAATTGTGACTAACAAGGCACAACAACAAACCGATGCAAAGAATCTAGAAAATCTAAATCTTCAGCTTAACTCAATTGCAGTTTCTATATTGAAATTACTCTACATCGACAAATCCTTAACTTTGGAGTTGTTAATAGTAAAGATTGCGAAGTATGTAATATTGCTCCGCGACGCTTCCTTTGATGATGATGTTCAGGATTCCTAAATATTAAATTGAATTTTATTGATTGTTAGGCTATATGAATATAACCCTGCGTTGCACCTGGTCGGTGTACGTTTCTATTACCAATCCATTGGAGAAATAATATGTCAATCATTGACAAGAAACAAACTGAGACCCTGAAAGCATACGCCGCTGTCCTTGTTATTCCATCTGAGATCGCTATACCAATCGTCAATCATTTCATTGATTGTATGAAGTATAATGGACCAGAGTGGACTGTAAATAGATTTAAGTCCGTAAAACAGGATTTCATTAATTTGAAAGCTGGGAAACCTTGTGTTTCTTTATGGACTTCGCGCAAGAATGATAGATACACCGGATGTTTTGGTGGATTACAAACTTGGTGCGGTCATAACTGGAAGAGATGGTCCAAAGCGATTCAATTGCTTCAGATTTATTCTTCACAGCTCAGTTCTGATGTTACTTTATCTCAAAAGGATAAGTTTATCTCTGCTGTTAATTATGACAATAAATCGTATGAACAGTATGGTGATTATTATAGTGAAAAGTTGTGTTCTGCAGTGTTAGATTGGTTTAAGCCTGGTTTTTATCCAGATCCTGAACCTTTATTATTCTATCCTGTTTCATCTACTAGACGTGAGCCACATGCAAATGGGGCCTCGTTTCCTGAGGGTGAAAGAACACTTGACTGTGCCTATTCATTTTTGGATCAAACCACAACCGGTCAAAATTGTGTTAGAAAATATCCTAACATATTTAAACCGTTGATGGAAGGGATTACTGATACAGATGTGATAAGCATTGGAAACATGTACTATGCAACAAATGTTGGTAAAATTGGATTAATCCAAGAACCTGGTTTGAAGCTCCGTGCTGTTGCCAACCCTGCTAGGGTATACCAGGCAGCATTGAAACCTCTCGGTGATGATTTATACCGAAAGTTAGCAATGTTACCTTGGGATTGTACCCATGAACAGAGCAGACCTTTTACTATACTCCAAAAGCATCTTGCAGATAACAAATTTGTCCATGCAATAGATTTATCTAATGCGACAGATCGTTTTCCCCTTAAGTTACAGGAGAAACTGCTTGATGTACTTTATCATCGAAAAGATGGTATACAACTCTTTGGTGATTTATCCAGAGCTCGTTGGAACTGTTCGCTTGTTAATGGAACAATTTCTTGGAAAACTGGTCAACCTTTGGGTCTTTATCCGTCTTTTGCATCTTTTGCATTGTGTCATGGTATGATGTTATATACTCTGAACGATTGCAAGCATGATGATGACTTTTTCGTCCTTGGCGATGATGTTGTTATTTTGGATGATAATCTTAATGAAGCATATCGTAGGTTTTTAACTACGATGGATATACCTTTTTCTGAGAGTAAAACAATTTCTTCTGATTCATTGACTGAATTTGGAGGAAAGTTGATTATTCCTGAAGCGGTAATCCCTCAATTAAAATGGCGTGCTATTTCAGACGACTCTTTTCTTGATCTTGCTTCTAATTTTGGAGAGCGTTTTCGAACATTGATGAAGAGTAGACAAAAACGTGTCTTTGACATTGTTAAATTTATTCCTGATTTTCTTGGTGGATGTGGTTTTAATCCCACAGGTATTCCATTAGAAGAGAGGATAGATTTATATCATTCTTTACAATGTGTTGAAAATAAACAATCATATCTTATGAGCTATAACAGGCGTTTACACCATATTAACTATAGTGTACAACCCTCTAATGACAATACTTGGATTTATTCCGAGAGTGTCACTAGTGCATTCGACCAGAATGCTAAGCTCTTTACCGAAGCGTTGCCTTTGATGTTTAAAAAGCATGTTCCGAAAGTCCTCACTTCATTGTGGGAACAATCTATCGGTAATGTCCTTTTATCGATATACCCTCGTGAGAGGTGTGTACCTATAGAAGGAACAAGTGTTAGAAGATCAACACTTGAGATTATGGAGAGAAAGCTAAATACTCTTCCTCCTGAGATTGTTGGTAATAACCGTTAACTTAGGTTAACTAACTTTGACA